GCAGTCAACACAGAAGTTAGAGTAATCGTTTTTGTAATCCAATTTAGTGTATATCCATGACCTTCGTAAATTCTATTACCTAACTTAGTACTGCTATTAACTACAAATATTGCAAGTTGAGCAGGATTTTCTACCAAGTTATCAAAGCTAGCAGTAGTTCCGGTCGGTGTCAGTATTGTAGACACAATATTATAACCAGTGTTTTTATACAAGAAAGACTGAGTAAAGGTGTCATTGTCCCAGTATGAGCCTGGACGATTAATGACCTTCATTGACAATGAATCATATATAACCCCGGGTACAAGTTCTTCAGGACCATAACCCGCCAAGTATGTACTTCCTTTGATATCATATAACGGGCTGTCGGTTGTGATAAAAGAAATATCTTCCCATACAGTTCCATATGTGCTACGAATAATAACACCGTTATCACCAACAGCATAGAAATAGGCTCCGTCGAAAGTAATACCGGTCAAGTCATAATTTATTGGGCTTGAAATTTTACCCCAAGATATACCATCGGTTGATTTTAGAATTGACGATGGGCCGTTTATTTTACCGTTAATATCCCTGGGTGCATCACCAACGATAATAAAAACGCTATTACCATATGCACTATCTCGTAATGTCGCATTGACTGATCCGCCGGCTGTGCTAGCTAATATCCAGTTACTGGTATTACCACTATACCAAATCTCTCCGTTTTCCCCTGCAATTACAATTACAGTACTTGAAGAAATAACAGTATTCATTTGATTAGAAGTAAACGAAGGACTATGTAGACTCCACGTGCCCGCAACGGAAGTAATAATTTTAGCTTTACGTTGAATATTAGGCGCAGAGGATCCGGCATTGGCTACAACTTGATCTCCACCGCCTACTGCAATGTATCCAACAAATCCAGTTGTTTCTACATAGCGTAAATTCTTAATTTGGTTATCTAATACACTATTAAAACTAAACACAATTTCCCAAGTAATGCCATCATCACTAGAAACAATATTTTTGCCTATAGCAAAAAACTTGTCATTTACATAAGTTAAAGAATACATTGATTCATTAGGAACAGTTAATGCAAGTGTATCATACCCAGAGTAACCGTATGGCGCAAAGTCATATGCAGACGGAGATCCTAGTGTAGACCAAAATATTTTGTCACCACTTATTAACACAGGGGTCGCTATAGTTGTAGTAGTAATTACATAGTATAATCCCGAATAAACAACATCGGTTACACCTAAGTTTTGATCTGATAGTTTAATTATGCGCCAATTAATGCCATCCGAACTTATTAAAGCAACAGAATGCGTTGCTGTTTCCCCGACTGCCAAATATTCTGAACCGTCATAAATTATTGCTTTAATATCGGTATCTCTAGGGTAGTATGTTCTATCTCTTAATATGATATCTAAAGGTAATTCATCTTCGGGGGAGAAACTGTTGCCGTAATAAACTGCATCAGGATATGTTATACCAGTAAACAGTTGAGTTAAATCTTTTGCCGGCATATCTGCTGTAGGTTCGTAGAAACCAATAGCTCTATCAATTGCATTTAAAATTCTGTCATCACTCTTGATTTCTTGCCACTTAGCATAGTCAAATACATCATCACTATTACTGACTAAACAACGCCAAACTTTTTTGTCATATGAAACAATAGCGGTTACAGTGTACTTGTACCCACCACCAGATGATAACGGTTCTGGAATAAATCCAAAGTCAGTAGTTGTATTATTATAGTCAAACTCGTTATATATTACTGGAATAGTTAGGTTACTATCTTGGAATAACAAAACTTGAGTAGGACTAATTGGTGTTACAAAATATTGTTTAAATCCACCCATTGAAACTCCAGTTACAGTAACAATTTGAATTCTACCAAAATCATCTGCATAACGTATGTTGATACTAGCATCATTAGTAATGTTGGTCCCACCTAATAATGACCCTTGTAATAAAATTTGGTCGTCATCAACATACTTGTATCCGTAATCTAAAATTTTAATAAAGTATTGATTAGTAATTGATACTGGGTTGAATCTAGGACGGTGTACTTCAATTTTTGCACCACCGCCTGTACTCATATCAGTAGACGAAACCGTCTGTGATTGAGACACCGTGTACGTACCTAAACGACCGGTACCTGTACCAAATCCAGTAATGACAGTTCCCAATCCCGCAAATTCTACGCCCCTGCCGTACACATGATCTCCTATATTTAAAGTAGTACTAGAACCTACTATAGCGGTAACTGTAAGAGTAGTGTCAGTTATTGATCCGGTAAACATCTTGCCTCTATCATCATAAATGTAAGGGGTATAAGTGTGGAAGAAGTACATTGGTAAGCCTTTAATTTGACCTGGTCTTAATGTGCTAGGTCTATAATTCAATGCGACAACTACAGGGGTATCAGGTGTAACGTCCACGCTTGTCACGCCTGTTATTGGTAATAATGCACCCTGAGAGCCAGCGCCAGTTCTTGAGTAAGGCGTACCACTTACTGTTACAGTCCTAATAGGACCAGAAGTAGATCCATTAATTTGAGTAACTGTTATAACACAGTTATTTGCACCAGTGACTCCGTCTAAATAAAACCCTTCAACTGTTATCGTATCACCCACAGCGTAAGATGCACCCGGGGATTCAATACTGGCTGCATATGAACCCAACATTGTTTGATTATATATTGTAAATTTAACACCATTACCACTAACGCTGTCTTGGAAATTCTTCCCGTCGTCATATTCAAATTGAAACGGAATACCAAAACTCAGTGCAGTATTAGTACTGGCATCATTTCCCAAACTGTTGAACGGACTAGGCCAGTATGTTCCAGATTTCCATTCTTCAATCATTGTGGTGTAGCTGGTTCTATCCAAACGTATTGTTGTATTGATTGAACGCAGTAACGGGTTAGTAGTTACCGCTATCGCTCTAGGAACCATTTGCAAAGTATAAGTTATCAATGGATCAACTGCTTGATTAAACACTACCTTATGTTCTCCCACTAAACTATCTCTATAATTATAGTGTAGGGAGATAACCGGGTCGTTAGTAATCACACCTCGGGTTCTATTAAAGCCTAACACTTTAACATAATAGTAACCGGTAGTTATAGCTTCCATCCCACTAGCGTCATTTACAATCTTAATTAAGTCGCCGGTAACAATTGCTGTAGGATCAATAACAATCAAGTTTGATTGGAAATTGATGTTGTTTACTGTAAAATCTGTTTCAAATGCACTTTGGAATATAATTTCAGGAGCAACTGCATATCCTTCACCCGGATCAATTACCTCAATTTCAATTACTTTACCACCGCCCATTGCAGCCTTCAATATAGCTTCACGTTTTGGAGCTGGATACTTAGTAGTATCAATATATGCCTTTACTATGGGAGGATCAATGTATGCACGACCACTGTCTAAAACAATTACTCCCGGTAAATCAGCATACACACTAGTACCTGGATAATGTTCAATTACTGAGGTATTGCTTACACCTCGACTCAATCCTGATAATTTTCCACGAGCACGGTCTACTGTTGTGTAAGAAATCAATTCTCCACCAATAGTAACTAAACCCGCAACTGGGAAACTACTTGCATTATCTACATACAATGCCTGACTAGTATTGTTAACATATCTAACTAGTTTTGCTAAAACTTGATTCTTTTTAGCAATCAATTTTAATCCATAATTATCAACCCAAGTTTGGTATGCATTATTGCTAGACCATATTGGATCAGTACTGGTATATTCTCCGGTATCACTAGGAGTAGTATATGTTAACCGCGGCGAGACAAATCTATTTAAATTACGATTATATTGTGATGGTAAGTCAAAGTCAGTAATGTTGCCATCAAAGGTATCAACACCATCATATTTAAAACTAAATTCTTTTAATACTACGTGATATGGTTTAACTTCATTCAAATATCCCTCAAGTAAATTAGTATTATCACTTTGATATTTTTGATAAGGTATTAAGCCACGCACAGTATAACTAACATCGGCTAAACTAGTTTTGTTCAACCATGGTAAGTAATTACTTGACTCTACGTTTTCACTTTGAATATATTCAAAAACTAAAATTAAACTTTTGTTTTTATATATGTTCAGGGGTCCTGTGTAAATCTGTTCATTCAATGCACGTATAATATATCTTGTTTCAAGAGAAGGGTATGCGTCAAATGATACTGTATCAAAAAATACGTCGCCAAAACCAATCTTATTATCTTGATAATCCCATAGGTTACTTAAAAATTCTATAGTTCCATCTTCTAAACCAATGCGAGACCAAGCGTCAGCGGTATACTTGTATATTTCACGTTTACCCTGACTATTCATACTTACGCCAACAATTAATCCCTCTTTACCATCAACTTTTAATAAGTCATAATAAGTAGCAACTTCAAACGCAGTTTTTGTTGTGCTTTGGTAACCTTCTGCCCACCAATAAACATTCTGCCAATATTTTCTAGTGTCATATGTGTTGCCATATGTATTCAAAAACGTGACTGTGCTCAATTCATTAATAGGATAAGTTTTCATCACAGTATTTGCATACTGCAAATAATTTTCTAAAGCGGTAAAACGATTTACAAACAATGATTGACTTGGTCGAGTGCCTATACCAACTTGCAACAACTTAGGTAGATTTGGATTAGGTAATACTTGACCAATCTCATCTACACCAGAAAAACTGCAAAGTAACTTGTTGTATAATCCACTTGGTTCTAAATAATTTACTTTATCGGGTACGCCTTTTAAGAAGTCGTTGGCATAACCGTTACGTATTAACTGATATTCAGAATGATTAGGGATATCGATGTCGTTTGTACTAAATCCAATATGCAAATTAGTATTTTTGCTATAGACTACATCACGCACATTATATAAAGAATATACGTTAGGTGCAAGTGGGGCAAAATATGATATGCCAGAACTTTGTGGGTTAGCAATGTACTGAGCAATCACGGCATCAGTTAATGTTTTGCCTTGCAATCCAAACAAGACATTGGTATTGCGAACCCAATAGTAATATCGTGTTACCAAGTTTCCGCCGGCATCAGTTTCAAATCCTAAACTGTAACTACCAAAATTATAAGGTTGACCATCTCCAGTGTAGAATGCTGGTAATACATCACTTTCAATCCAACTGTATACTGTTACTGTACTACCAGGGAATATATTACCCCAGTACTTACTATTATACTCTAAATCGTTTTGATGATAATTAATAAACTTAGTAGTAGTTACATCGAACCAAATCTTACCTACTTGATTTTTTCCCCATGCCATGTTACCTTTAGCATTAAGGTTATTATATCCAGCCGGGTCAACTGATGTAATAAAGTCTATATTTTCACGAATAGGACCTAGTAGTTTGCCTTGTTGTGGGTCAAAATAATCTAACGACTCAAGGGTAACGTTGGTTATATTATTGTAGATTTGTACTTTTTGAATCTTATCAATATCTATTACATTAGACGACTCTCTATAAACTGCCCAGTTAGCTACCCCAACTTCATTGCTATATACTGTCACACGACCATTCACAGTACCATTCTTAAAGTTAGGTGATCCAATCATTACTTTATTTTTATAGAAATCTAATGATTGACCATAGAATGGTTGACGACCATAATCAATTACAGTGTCAGGAAGAGACTGTGAATATACGTAGTTACTTGCAGTCAATAAACTTTCAGCGTATGAAGGAATATAATCATACATGTATACTGTTCCTGCATCACCGTATGCATCTTCCCATTGAGTGAAGTTATTGTCAAACACAGTATCATTGTGATTGTTTTCATCGTTACTAAAGTCAAACTGTGTTCCAACATATCGTGTGCCAGCGGGTGCGCTTACTACAAAACTATTTTGTTCATTGAATTTGACTTTATATCCAAACTGAGTTCTAGTGCTAGGGTGCGGGTCATATACTACTTGAGTTTTTAAGTACGTTGCTATACCAAGCTGTGTCATGACGTTAGCATTAAACACTGTTAAGTTTAATTTATTGTTTACAGGGTTTAAATCAACATCACGTAAACGAATTACTAAACGATTGTCTTCAGTCGCATATGCAAAAACATTATTAATCACAGCTTGATTAATTTTGTTAGCTACGTAAAAAGCGTCACCAGCTGATAGTAGTGTGGGGTCAGGTAACGCAACACGATATCCATTAATCAAAATACTAGCCGGTTCTAACAAAGTACATTGAAGGATGCCGGTTATTCTACCAAAGTGTTTACCTTCATTAGAGTATCTAAACACCGCACCTTCTTTTTCTTCTGGGTTTAAATTGAATGGACTGCCAACCAACACTTCACTACCTGATGTATTACAATCCAGTGACCAAGCAAATTTAGCACCAGGGTCAATATCCTCAATTAAATCATAGCTTGCAAGTTGTTGTACTAATACTAAATTACCACTACTGACTGTTACTATGTCTCCAGCACGTAATATAGGACCTATAACTAACAAGTTTGATATCAATACATAATATGAGGGATTAAGTTTGACGCCGTTGAGGTAAACAACAGATGTTGGTGTGGGCTGCCAAGGCAAGAAGAACAATGTAAAACTACCGGCTTGGCTATCCGTAATTACTTCCCAATTTTCAATCAATCTATCAAATATGAACGCATATCCTGAATCTTGCAATTGCCCGCTAAAATCAGCCTGAGGTGATCCAACAAACAATTTACTTCCGTCATAATTTGTAGCTAAACTGTAACTGAACAAATCAGTGCCGTTAGCTAATCCTTCACTCGTAATAGCACCCAATAAGAAATAACTGATGCTAGCTCTATAGACGTTTGCCCCAACACCAACACTATAAGGTACAGGTGTATATAGATATACGCTAGTAGAATTAGTTGATGAATTATATTTTGAAGTTACTATCATATACTTTTCATCATACCCAAACGCAGTAAACGTAATGTATCTACCTGGTACTAAATTAGGAATATTACCATTCAATTCAATAGATGTAGAGCCAGGTGTTACTGATGATTTTAGTGTAGCACCAATATCATAATAGGTATAATCAGCGTTACGTTGGAACTCAACAATTGCATTAAGGTCAATAATACTAGCATAGAACATTTCACCATCACCGGAAAGTGCTACGCTATCACCTAATCTAAATCCAGCAACTGCAAGAATTTGTTCTTCTACTAAGGACACGATTCTATCGTTTTTAACCATTCTATAAACATATAGAATACTCAAATCTCCAAACGGATCAGGTTGTGATATAATCATCACCTCATCGTTTTTAACAATAGCAGTACCATAGCCTTGACCATGCGTAATAGTATCAACTAGTGCATAATCAGTATTACCACTGTTAACTTCTATGAAACGATGAACCTTGCTATTTGCAGGATCTGAAACAAAAAATCCTAGTTTGTCAGTATATGATACTGCGCTACCAAATTCAATTGTTCCGCCTGGTTTAACAAAAGTAGTATGTGAGTAATTATTAGTTTTACGTAAAACGCTCCACTCTCCGGATAAGTTTTTATCTACCCATACTTTGTTGTTTACATATTCTGAATTCAATAACTTCAAAGAAGCAATGTCTTTTGCACGTTCTACTCGTTGATTCTCTAACTTGAACATAATACTGTTTATTCCGCCAGTGATATTGCCCACCGAAGAATCAATTACCAAATCAACTACAATCGTAGTTAGATTATCGATAGATAACACAGTATAGTATCCATTGATACGATACTCATAGTTTATAATACCAAAATTGTCGTTGACACTAAAATTATGATGACCACTAAAAACAAAGGTACAAGTATTGTTTAAGTTATTGATAACATTAACTAATCTACTAGTAGATGCCATTGGAGTATAAACTTTCCATTCTCCAATTTTATCCGCAATCCAAATATAATCATTTTTGTATAGATCGCCGATGGAAGTATTATCTAAGTTGTTAATATAGTAACCAGTGTATGATATGTCATCTAAGTTTACATAACCCGCAGATGGTAATTTACTATCAGTAGTAGAAGGAATTGTAGGTAAGATGTTTGTATTATTTACTGCATAGCCGTAATTTTTTAAATCATAAAGTTGAATTATTTGTTGAATGCCAGATAACTCTTCTCCGTGAACAATACCAACAGTAGCCGGGTTTCCTAAAAGTTGACTCTCATCTAATGTAAGTTCAATAAAGTTTTTATTTAATACTCCGCCGTACTCACTAGTTTTGATTGCCCAGTTATCATACAAATCATATTTTAAATTTGTCTGTTGTAGGTTTATACCAACTAACGAATCAAATGCATTTCTAGTACCTTTGCTTGAAATCAAATTCTTATAGATATTAACTTGAGTAGTGTCATCCAAATTAGCTTCTGCTAGATAGTTTCTAGGACGATATCCAATCAATGAAAAACCTAATAAGTCTGCATCATTTTTTAAATTGGCTATGTTAGTATTATAGTATAAGGTTGATTCGTATGCTCTAGTACTAGGGTTAGGTAACATACCCTTTTGAATAGTCTCATATGATGTTTTGTTCCACTCGTCTGGATTAAATTTAGTAGCAGGAGTTACTGTTACTTTTTTTGCTATCCAATATTCATTTTTGTGTTTGACAATCGAACCTTTATTATATTTTTGATTAGTGATCCACTCTTGTATATTGTCTTGATTGATAATAAACCCAGCGGCGTTCATCTGCCCAGTCCATTCAGCCGTCTTTACACCCTTAACGTATATACGTTGTTGACGTAAGCCGGTCACTAAGTTAAACATAGTATCATTGAATACTGTGGTGTTGTCGAATACAACAATATGTTCTACGCCACTTATTTTGCTTCGCATAAAACTTATAGAATCACCTTGATTTAATGCTGTGGCAGTAAACGTAGTATCTAGTCTAGTGATAGCCAAATCATTTAGTGCGATAGGTAGCAAGTTTTGATTTAGAATATAGTTGTCACGGTAAATTGTTAGTGGTTGTAATATACCACGTTCTGTAGTAATAGTAATACTATTAGCATTTGGATTCAAGTTTACGATACTGCCGTCTTCCCAACCAGACCTAGACCAGTATATAAGCTCTGCAATCATTTGTTTCCAATTTAACTCTAATGCATTTTCAATGTTGTTAAATTTAACACCCTGTGTTTCTAAATAATTACCATACCCACCAATGAATTGTACTAAGGCACTTAGATTAGTAAATTCAGTGCCATATGGAACATATGTTGTAGTTTTATTATATAGTTTTGCCACTCTAACGGTGTAATTGTCAATCGTTATAGTATCTAGGATACCATTTAAATTGGGATCAGATACAACAAAATATGATTTGTCTTGGCTGTTTCCATATACTCTGTAGCCAAGACTAGTTTTTTGTATGACAATAGAACTATATACAATCGTATCATAAGGTTGGTTCTCGTACATTATGATATTGTAGCTTTCGTCCGGTATCAACAAACTATTGTTCTTACTGTTAGGTGATCCTTTTTCTGCATAGAACTTTAGTAATTCTTTATCACTAAAACCAGCCATTCTATAAGTTAATCTAACATCGGTATTATTGAGATAGTCAGACACCTGTTGACTACCATTAATTCCATATTGGTTTAAGTAATCAACAATCCAATTCAAATAGCTATGAGCGGCATGGTCTTCCCCTCCACCATATATTAACAAACTTGACGGTGGTTGACGTAATCTATCATTAACTAAGTACTGTTTAAATTCATAATTATATTGTAATACATCAAGGTCAATACCTAAAGAGAAAAACTGTGCAGGTTTAGTTAATGCATACATGCGCATTAAATCAAATGGCCATTGACTACTTTTTCTATAACTATATTCAGTTGGTCCTAAGTCTCCGATGTTCCAATCGGTATTGAAAGTTTTAGTATCGTATGCACTTAGTACATTTGTAAATGGACTAACTAATCTACCCTTAGAGTCTACCGGCAGTACCTTCAATAATTCAGGTCGGACACGTTTAGTATTAATATAACTATCACCGTTATTCCATACATATCCTTTACTTAGGTCAGTCCATAGTAATATATTTTCACTTGTATACGGGGCTTCACCATAACGGCTGTCCCACCAAGTTGGTTTATTGTTTATACCTAATAATTCCCAAGGACGGGTATCTGGATGTGATGTATCATATAACCAATAAAACACACCTCTCCAGTTACCTTGTGCAAGATTGGTATTAGTTAACTTGTTTGTAGAATTTTTATAATTCCAAGTAAACTCATTAGTAGAACTATAATATTGACTTTGATAGTTAACTCTATTTGTTCCAACCCAGTTTAGAAACTGTGAGGAATATATTGCATTTAATTTATCAAAAGAATAATCAGTAGTTCTAAATTGTCCAGGAAAAATGTCATCATATGCCAGCGGTATCTTAGCCTTGACTTTTAAGTTATTATAAATTCTGTTTTCAAATTCAAACAATACACGGTCTCTAAAATCTTCTAGGTATCCGCTATTATATTCACCATACAACTTTGTATATGATCCGTCGTGACCTCTAATAAAATATGTAGGTGTTATGAAACTATTATCTTTAAAAACTTCTGGAATGTATGATGGGTATAAACCCATCTTGGTAGGAGTATTTGGTACATAGCTTCCGTATGTTTGTGAATACTCTTTGATAGTAATAACATCATTGGGTAACAGATATTTGCTAATAGTTAAACTTTTTTCAGTTGAACTTACTTGATAGTCAATATCGTTTAGTAATTGTATGTTGCGAACTACTCCATCAATTTTTCTGTTCAAGTATACTAGTATACCATTATAATTAGCAGTAGCATAATCGTAGACTTTCGTTAAGGGATATATAGATGAATCTACGCCACTCTTAAAATTATATGTTTTGACAGTCAATGCACCTTTTGAGGGTAACATGTCACTCCAAAAGAAAGAGTTAGTATCTGATTTGGTACCAGTCAATTGATCCAACGCATCGTCTAATATATCGCTGTTAGATTGTAATGGACTGTAATCTGATCTGTTTACTATATCCATCAATGCTGCCTTGAATTTTGTATATTCGTTTGCATTGAAAGTTAGTGCATTGAAAATATTATTATCAGATGATTTTAAAAATATAGATGGTGCTACAAGTGATGCACTATTTTGTATAATTCGTGTACCATACGTAATAATGTTTCCTAAATCTCTAAAATTATTAGGACCAAATGCATTACCGGTTAACGTTTTGATATTGTTACAGATACTCTTATAATGTCCACGTAGGTCACCCAGGTTAACAACAGCTACTTGTGAGTTAAAGGGGTTATGGTCAAAGTTTGCAGGTATTTGGTAATAAGCAACTTTGCTGACACTATCACTATAAATTAAAATTTCAACTGGTGTCCCCAAAGCAGGTAGATTAGATAATGTAATAACCGTAGTTGTATCAGTCACTACATAGGTATAATCCGTAGTTCGTTGATTGTCTACATACACAGTAATCACCGGCCATTCTGTTTTAGCGGCATCTTTTGCGGGAACATCACATATTATTGTATCCTGAGAATATGTGAATTTAAACACCTGATATTGAATAGATGGTGCAACGGCAGTTTGCCAACCAATATGCCTGTCGTGAATTGTGTTAGATGAATAGATATGAACATAACCTGAATTCACTGGTGTAGTAATAGATTGACTGTTATACACGTAGTTGAATGTCTGAGAATTTAAACTCACACTAAAACTAATGTCACCTATGTTAGTAATAGAACTATACTTAATAGGGAATCCTAAAATAATGTCATTGACACCTGAACCAGCCTGGTATTCAAATAATGTTGAACCAACAAAGTCAGTACCAGGATAATATTCAATATCTCCAAAACTTATTCCATTGTTGTCAAATATATCAAACTTGGGATATTGATTTACATATTGTTTAAACTGTGCAGGTATCCAGTTAGAACCATCAAAATAAAAACTCTTACCTTGATAAGCAGTGCCTTTAACGATAACTGTTTGGTCATTGTATAATACATCCCCGTCGGCTGCTTTAGACAATGTGATAGTTGATCCTGTGCTGGTAGACTTTGTTTTACTATACGTACATACAAAAATTTTATTTCTTACGTCAACGTTAGTATCATTAGCAAATATAATTCGTGCACCATCAAACAATTCATTTTCTTCGCCATCTGGAAAATATGTAGTTTTTCCTGCAACTTGATTGAATGCATCTGTTACAGTAAAGTTTATATAATCGACTGGTGCCTTACCCATGCTACCTGAATTGAATAATTTTATGTTTGGATAATATTCAATAATAGGTCTTTTAGCTCTAGCTGTTGAATTAGATAGTGCCGCCTTAACCATTGGACTGTTGTTATTATTAGCAAGAGTAGTGTTTAATACATCTACATGGAACCATCTATTACTACGACTCCAAGCATTTTTACTTTTGCTGTTACGGTTGATAGTAATATAATCACTGTCTGCTGGTACTAGCAATGCGCTGCCATATGCATCCGTGTCATAGGCTGCATTATCAAATGGTGCAAAGAATCCCTGACCAAATGGTTCAGGTACTAATTGTTCGCTAACCGGCAATAACGCAATACTTGTTCCAACGCCCTCTACATAGTATTGGTCAGTGGTATATTTGGCAGGGATGATGTTACCATTAAACTTAACTTTTAAGCCATTGGTAAACGTCACTCCATTTGGACTAGTATATGTTTTCTTTCCTATAATATCATCAACATCTATTCCTGAAAGACTAGGAGCATCAATGAGTTTAATTATACCATACTGATCTGGGTTGTTACTATCCTGATAATATAACTTGTTTAGGTTGGCCGTAATAAGAGGAACCAATGATATTTCCCCATATGCATTACGAACAAAACGACGGGTAATGTATTGTTTACCATAGTTTATTTCTATAGTTTGGTCGTTGGGGATTACACCATCTTCGTATAAACTAATAATAGGATCATCTTCTTCACCAACGTATGAAATTCTGTAAAAATTATTATTGATGGTAGTTAGTGTGCCTTCTTCAAATCCGCCTTGATGCACGGTTACATATAACTTACCATTTGAATTGGTTGTACCATTAGTTAACTCAAGGGCAGCTCCGTATAAAGAAGGAGATATAGTAAAAGTGGTGTTATTTACAATACTGGCTATATAATAAACTAATCCTTCTTCTATGCCACCAAAAGAAATTCCAGTAAATGTTACTGCATCGTTAACATCAAACCCACTAGTAGATAAACATGTTATTGTATGTCTAGTATAACCCAATGGATCACTGTCGAAATTTTCTTCATCAAAGTCTGTTACTTCCCCAGTCGTTGCCGTTACTTCAGTTACAATAGGGGTAACTCTACCTGGATTATCAACGTCAAATGCATACTCTCCATAGAAGTCCCCAATGTATGCCTGTACTCCCGGCTGTGTTCCATAAAATAATATTCTTTTTCCATCTAAACTTGCAATACCGTCAATGTTGTTTAATTCGCTTAATTTTTTACCGTGTATATCACCAATTGACTTAGTAGTCACTAGGTCAACAGGGTTATTGCCTGGATAGTTGTATTCGTCTTGTGCATTAGCTAGTGGTACATGAAAAGTAATAGTGCCGGTTGATAAACCATTATTATCTACACCATAGACTTCACGTGTACTAATGTTTGTTCTTAATTTTTCATAACCAGTAATACCCGGTTCTGTTTGAATAAACAACCGAGTATCTTGTCCTACTACAAATTTGTACAAGCCACCTCTAACCAATGTGATAGTAGGATTACTTACGTCAAACGTAAATAAGTCAGATGTAATATCATATACAACATTATTAGAAAGCATAGTGAATGTGCCACTTTTGTACATGGCAGTATCACTGATGTTAACTGGTTCAGGGCCTTGTGGCAACCAATAATATTGGCTGTAATTTATTAGCTTGTCTAAATCTGTAAAACTATCCCATGAATAAAATTCATTAGTGAATAAGTTGTTGTGGTTGTCAGTGGCAGCACCTTCAACATATAATGCATCAACTAATTCAGGGTATGTAATAGCATCTATTGCAACTTGAGTATCTTTCTTTTTAAAAATAACTGCTGGTTCTAACTGATAGTCTGATCTAGTCTTGGTTGGCTCGGCTACATAACCGTCGTTAGAGGTAACACCGTAACCAAATTTACTCCCAATGAAACCTTGTATTTTTTTGAAATTAGGAGGTTGTACTAATTGATCTAGTGTGGCTGATAAAAATTGGTTATTGATATCTGTCTTAAAGATTTCCGGTAAAAAATCAATTGTTCTAACTCGTTTTGCCATTCTGTTTTACCTATTAAAATGTTTGTAGTTCGGCGGGTGTCAATGCGCTGATAACCATGATATCAGTTGCTTGTGCCGCATTGACGAAAATTTCATAAGGTGCACTACGAATCTCGTATAGGTCACCAAACTTCAATGAAGGATCATTTGGCACTAACACCACAGAGTTTACTAAGTCACCTATCTTAGAATGCAAGTACGCACTAAGTTCAGTGAAGTAAAAAGTGTCACCAAAATTCCAATTGTCAATGCTAAAATATGTATTCATCTCACTTAACACCGCACTTCGAATTTCACTGTCACTAGCAGTTGTTCCACTAGACTTGATGACTTTAATAGTTGCACGTAGTTGGGGTGATGCTTTATTTCCAAACAATGGTTTGAATTTTACACTGTTTAGAATAACGCTATCAGTTAACATTTTATAATCATTGATCTCACTGTATGCTATATTTAACTCATTGATAGTTGGGCTTGTAGGTTCTGTCAATTTGTTTGACGTATCTTTAATCCAGTTTTGATATTGAGTATAATAAGATTGAGTGACTACGTATAAATCAATGATGTTAGTTGTAGCTGGATCAATACGTGTTGTATTGTTTGAGTTATGTCTATATTGAAATGATAAACCTTGTCTTCCAGTTTTTGCAATATAGTTATTAACTTGAACCAATCTAACAATGTTTTTTGTTACCGCATCATTTACCGATTGATAAAATGCATTTTCCTTAGTAGCATAGTATAGTTGACCGGCAGCATATTCATACTGAACCAATGCTATTTCTGCTTTAGTAGTGTACGCATAAATTATGTTTTTATTAGATACCATTTGATATCTAGTTAATAAATTGATGTCAGTAACTTGTTGAAAGAAAACAAAATTAGAAGTGTTCTTTGTACCAGTTGCATAGCCAGTTAGGTCATAAAAGAAATCAGGGTCTTTAACAACTCCAGCTACATTAGGATCGGTACTAGAAATTTCTACACTATAGTCATCAATATACCCGTCACTTTCAACTAATTGACCAACAATACTTAATTTAGTATCAACGGCAAACGGATAGTTGCTATCTGGTTGACTATTAACTTTCAACACATTGACAAAATCTTGTAGGAGTTTTCCAGTAGAAGGGTCATATATGACATTATTTTTATCAAATGTGAATCGAATATTAGCCACACTACCAAAGTAATAAGCTAATGACTTATGTGTTACCATATAACGATTACTACCTAAACTTTCAAATTTGACAAAATAGTTAGTCTTATCAAATGTATCAACTATCCATCGTGTTTGATTTGCAAGTAATGTGTTATTGTATATTAAGGTAAAACTCTGATTCAATGTAATCTGTGTTATGCAATCTTGAATTACGTCTGATGGCAATAGATTTGTAAATGAAGGAAGAATTGTTGTTAGTATTACTCCATTGGGAATAGGATTATTTAACACAACTGGTCCAAAGCCATTTCCTAAATTGCCTTGACCATTGTTAGATCCGTCACCTGTAACACTAGCAACACTTGTCCAAATAAATTTATTATCTGCTGGGGTTGGTAGACCTTCGATTAACCTATTATCTTGACTAAAATAGTATCCGCTGGGTGCAATAAATTTAATCAGTGCGCCTTCAGTAAGATATTTTACATTACCTGTACTGTAAACTCCAATTGGCATAGGACCTGAAATATTTTTAAAATAACCAGTTGATTCTAAGGTGTTAAATGACGTTTGATTCCAGATAACAGTACCGTCTCCGGAACCACTGTTAACATTATATCTTCTATAATGTTGTGTATAATATTGATAAGAGCGGTGATCGTTTAGTTCGTTATTTAATGTCTCTGTTAAAAACGCAACAACATCGTTGGTGGTATTTGCTGTGAACGTAGTATACCCGTCACTATTCTCTAAGTATAGACCACCGTCATCACTAAAATTGTTTGTGCTTGAATATTTTGCACTTGGGTCTAATAGGTCAAAATTACGACTTACACCTACACTGCTACGATTCAATGCTTTACTTTTAATAATTGACCCATACAATGTATATGGGAAATTATTATAGTCTTCTCCATTAACCATACGATTTTGACTATAGAATCGTTGCGGGGCACGTTGTTTAATGTTTGCAAGAGTTTCTCTTGCTTGTGCATTAGCAACTGGAATAGTTAGTTCCATAGTTATTGTCAATGTTTCTACTCGTCCAACACGGCTTACATAATTAATAGAAACAGTAGTTCCTTGCATTTCATCTGGGTTGATAGTGTATGTCAATGCATTACCTGCACGAACATATGCAGTGAAGTTGCCAATTGGCATTTCACCAAACACTCCATCACCAAATACATAGCTTACTTGGTCATTGAACCTAGACGTTATGCTATATACTTTTTTATTAGTAGACAATAATTGATTAGTATTATTAGCATAGATACTTTCTACCTGAGTCCATTCATTAATTGTACCAGTAGTATTGTCAAAGTTATATAACCATGTATCAGTGTTGTTAATTCCCTGAATGTTAACGTCCACCACTTGGCTACTAATCTGTTCAGTTAAATTAAAACCATAAGTTTGTAGTGACCCTTGTTTGAAATACATAAAGAATCCAGTGTTTGGACTTCCATAACCTAATCTATCATTGCGATACACTATGTTAAATTTGCCATTAGGTCCGGGTGGTATTTCATACAGACTGTCAGAATTTAAACTGGTTACGCTAACGCATTCAAAATCCATATTTACTCCATCAACAGTTGCATTGAATGGAGCAGTTGCAATAATACCGGTAGGAAGACTAATACTATATTCATCTGTCTTAACATCTAGTATAGATTTACTATTTCCAGGACGACCAACACGTTGAGAATCAATTAAAGCGGCATTTATAATACTGTTAAATTGTTCTTGCCAATTTGGATTAGCAGGGTCATTCCACAAGATTGTTAAATTATTAAGAACCAAACCATTAATGTCTTTGACTTGCTCAGTTGTCTGAATTGAAGTAATTTTTAAATAACCCTGACCAGCATTATTACGCTTAGGATTGTAGCCAACTAAGTTGGCTAGCTTGATAACACTGTCTCTGCGTTCGGCTGTGTCAATGAAGTTTTCACGGGTGTTTAAGTCATCACGGAAGCTCAATGCTTGACCCATGAATGCCATTACATCTAGTAACGCAACATATTCACTAGATTCAATATAGTCATTGAAAGTTTCGGGATAGTTTTTACGTAGGTAATCTACGAACGTCTTACGAAGGGTTTCGTAATCATAGCTTTGGAAATCAGCTTGTTTGTATGTTTTATAGATTGTTTTCCAATCATTTACACCAAATATACTAGATTGTCTTGAACTTGTGGCCATAAGTTATTTCTCTTTTATGTATTTATCATACTAAAAAATGAGAGTTTTAACTACCAAAAACTGAATTTGTCTTGGGGTCAAAGAATAGATTAAACGTCATAGCGTCATTGAAGGGGGCAATTGCCATTTCAAGTTGTACCAATATGCCATGATCCTGATGATACACTTCTAATGAGTTTAGCTCAATTCTAGGATCTGACTGCGCAACTCGTGTGACTTCAGTGGTTAGGGCTTGTCTTACATCTAATGTGTTTGGTTCAAAAATAAAAGACCATAATGTAGTGCCATAACTAGGTTTACCTGGTTTTTGTCCTTGGGGTATGTTTAGTGCATTGATAAAATCATTAATAACTAGCTGTTCATCTGTTAGTTTGAAACGTTTACGTGATCCTGATTTAGCCAATATAGTAGAACCACCATCAGTTCCCGTAGGTACTATTTTTCTGACGCTATTCACGTTTTTAGTACTAAACCCAATGTATGTTGCCATATATATTCCTGTGTTGTATTTATGTCACTGCTTTAGACAGGTCCTGTCTTAATGTTTCAATTTTCTTAACATTATCCTGCCATGCCGCATATGCGGTTGTAGTTGCTGAGTCATCGGGTCCGTTCAGCATTTTTAAATCTAAATATGTTTTTCTCAAATCAAATTGTAAATCTTCTTGGGTCGATAACTCTGCCTTTAATTTATCATAGGCGGCTGCTTCAGCAGAAGTTGGAGTTTTAAATGATCCGGCTGGTATGGTTCCAAATGACAATGCCGGTATCTTAGGATTACCCAACAAGGACTTAGCCTGAGACATCATAGGTCCAAAATCAAAACTATCTTTAGCTACAGTTGGCAACTTAACTTCAACTGCGCCACCTGTACCAATTGAATTGATACTACCACTTAACAATGATAATCCTTTAGTTCCTAAACCCAAACCAGCTAATGCTTGTAGACCACTGGTACCAGATCCTAACTTAGATTTTATTCCAGATAATGCATTAGTTACCCCGCCTAATGGTCCCGATAATGATCCAGAAATTTTATTAATAGCACCGGATAATTCTCCACTACCGGGAACATTAGGTATACCGGGTATGCTAGGAAGACCAGGAATATCTATTGCGCCGGATACTAATTTATTTGCGGCTCCAGTAACACTACCAACATTTAATCCACTATTTAAATCACTAGAAATAGCTTTTGCGACTGGACCTAAATTTACTACGTTGGATATTGCTGAGGCTCCACCTGGCAAGTTACCCAACCCACTAGTATCTATTCCAAAACCTTTAGTAGCAGTTCCCAAAGCAGTTACAGTGGCTCCTGCTAATTTAACTGGATCTGTGATTCCAGAAGTTGCCGCTCTAATTTTATCACCTATACCACCTAACACTGATGACGTTGTTCCTCCAGCCTGCAACCCCAAAGCACTAGTTAATTTTTGATTTAGTGATGAGGCTGCGGCAACTTGTGCTGGTGTTTGTACTTCATCTTTACTATCTTCCGATGCCTGATCTTCATCATTCTTTGCTTTGATTGCTGTTAAGTTAATAGGGGCACCAATCTTAGGAAATGATTTAAAAGAAGATGTAATTTTTGCAAACGCGCCAGCCGCGGCTCCCTTTAATTGATCTGCGACCGGCAATCCACTCAGTGGACCAGTCACCTTATCTGCTAGATTGGCAGCAAAATTTCCACCCGAAATAATGTCTTTAACTGAACCCGACATAGCAGATAGATTGCCAGGCAACTTAAGTCCACCTAATTGACTTCCCAAGTTTATTCCTGTACCCAAAGCTCCTGCAGTTGTCTTAACGTAGTCGAGGGTTTTATCAATGCCCGCAGTGGCAGCAGACAGCATCAGTCCTCCCGTTTGTGTTGGACTTGTATTAGTACCTAATATACCGGTAGCATTCAATGCGTCTGAACCTTGTTTTAACAATGATACCGCAGACGAGGCTTGTGCTGAAGAACTACCAATAAACTGTGATGCACTTTTGATACCATTTAATCCAGTAAAGAGATTAGTTGGCATTGCCTGTTCTAATGATTTTCCGGCGGCAACGCTAGCGTTAACTGCAATGTCTGCCCCCTTCTTTAATACCCCGGAACTAACAAGTTGTGTAGGGTTTAATCCATATGTTCCAAGACTAGCTACTTTTTGTCCAGCAACATTAACTATTCCCGCGGCGCCAGCCACAGCACCAGCAGTTAAGCCTGTTGCGGCTCCGACTGCCATTTGTGAAACCAATGCACTAGTTGCAGCCTTATCAAATTTATCTGAAATTGCCGGTACGTTTGGTGCGGCGGCGGATAGTGCGGCTGATACACCAGCTGGTGGTACTGCGGGTGTACTGTTATTAACAGCAGACAAAGTAGACGAAGGTGCAGCCGGTAAGTTTGAGTCTGCACTTATATCGGTTTTAACATTAACCCCTTGGCCAGCACTAGCCCATGGACTGTGTGCCGGTGCTCTACTTGTAATACTAGATAACTTTCCAGGAGCGGCAGCATAACCTTTTTTCTTATCATATAATGTATCAGTATGTGCAACTAACGGCATTTGTTTAACGTCTGCTGGTACTAAACCACTTGAACCTGTATTCAAATTTACCTTACTACCATTGATATATGAAATCGCTGAACTCTTAAAGCTACTATCCCCGGTGCTAGAAAAACTCATTTTACTATCTACTTTGACAGTCATGTCTGCTTTAATTTGTTGTTTGTAGTTTGTCCCTACAAAACTTGTTGTTTCTTTGGAGCTTTCTGTTTTTATGTTTTCAGCGTTGACGTTAAAATTCTTACCAGCGTGAATGTTTATATCGTTATCAGCATGTAAATTTAAATCTCCTTGAGTTCTAATGTTAACACTGTTAGTTGAGTACATATCAATTGTACCCTCACGACCCAATTCAATATAACTTTGACCATTAGCATGAATAATAAACAATGATTGAATACTATCATTCATCATTATCATATGACCACTAGCAGTTCTAAATCTCATCAGTTGGTCTTTGCCAGCTAGGTCTCCGTCATCTAAAACTACACTATGACCTCCTCGTCTTCCAACAACTTTAAAATTTTTGTCAGGAATAGAATCATCTTTAACTGCATCTGCAATTGTAGTATCGTCATATCCACCTTCGTATATAGGGCGTCCAGGTGTGCTTATACCAAATACACGACTAGGACTTTCACGCATACTATTGCTACCAATAGTACCTCTATCAGGATCACGTATAAGACCTTGTTGGTTTAATATTGCTGCCTGATAACTATGCACAGGTCTAGAGAGTGCCGACAATAATGATTTATTATCTTGTTTTTGATTTGCATTGTTTATCTCACCAACAGGTAATCTAGTTGCGCCACCGTAGCCGTCGGCTTCGCCGGAGTTATTAATGATTACACTATCACTTGATCCTATTGCAGGAACCATATG